TATTCCCTGTTATCTCAAACGGTACAGTTTTAACTTTTGTGAAAACACGAACATTCAAGGACGCATCGATAATGTTTGATAAATCCTCTGGCTGCCCACCCCTTGTGATAATCCAGACAAGTACAAAATCGTTACCAATTCTTATCTTTTTCATAATTACTGAAATAAATGTTTATATTTTTTAGGTATCTGTCTTCTTAAAACAGTCTCAATCTCTTTAACGCTAATATCCAAATCTTTGTTTAGATCGAATATTTTGTTCTGCTTAGCGACTATATCTTTCGTAATCACGTAATCAGGCTTGCCTATTGCCGCAGGATAGAACACAGCTAAATAAACATCTACCCACGTCTTCATTCGGCCTTTGTACGGCCTCAAATAAGCCAACACGTAATCTAATTGCTGCACGTTGTTCATCGAAAGAAGAACCCACGTAGTCGTACCTAATGCTTTTGCCGTAGATGGCATAAATTGTATCAGGCCTCCAGCCATACTTGTCTGATTAACAGCTTTCGGATTAAGCCTGCTCTCAAACCACATCACGAACATCAACCAATTCGGATCAATGCCGAGTTCACGTGAAATCTTTATGACCTTATTAATGAACTCTTCTTTGTTCTCTTTTACGTATTCTTCAAATGCAATCATATATTTTCTTTTTCTGAATCATCTTTATTCTTCAATTCATCGAGATTTACGTCGAAATGACGCTCCGTCTTGTCAATCATTATTTTTTGTAACAGCCTCCAAAACATACCGTCCTTCTCACTTCGGCATGAACTTTCGTTCTCCAAGATTGACCACGCTTGCTCAAAGCAAATTATTCCGGCAACAATGTATGACAACGGTACGTCCATGTATACGAAAACCCAATGCTCAACCAAATACGCCAAAATTATAAGTATCAACCGTTTCGGGATAGTTGATCGTATTACTTTCGCGAAAGAAAAACTTCTGAATTTAGCGTTCTCTTTCAGAACCTTGTCAGGATATTGCTCACTTGCCCTTTTGTTCAACTGATACGCTGTCCACGTGTCATACAAAATGAAGATTATAACTATGATCATCAGTGGGAACGTAGGATTTAGCTCTTTTATAAGAAACCCGACGTACCCCCCGATCGCGATAAATAGTATCTTGAAATAATTTAGTCCGTGATCCATTGTTGCCTTATTTTTATTTAATAATGTCATTACATATCTACCTCACAAATATCTTATGAAAGCAAACCGCTTTCGTGTTTTTAAATAATCCTCATCCTCATCGTTTGCATAGGCCTCTCTCTCGAACACTACATTCACATACGCATCTCGAAAGTTTCTGTATATTGCCAACTTTATCAACCAATCTATTACGTACCAAAGATAGAATAACACGTACCACAATTCTTTCATCTGCGCCGTGTGAATTTCTTCGTGGTTTATTGTCAACTCGTCAATCTCTGCGTTTTTTCTCACAAACAGAATGCCGAATAAATTGATCGCCTTAAACCCTTTAAACGGGATGATGTTGTTTCTAATTATTTTCATCGCTCAATAATTTATTAACAGCTATTTGCACAAACGCTTTGAAATATTGTCCGACGTATTTCTCAATGATGGCCTTATTCTCGTCCGTCAGCTCCACAATCGGATTCTTGTATAGATCTAAACAAAACGAATGTTCTGCCAAACTTTGGGTCGTTTTAAAAATCACCTCTGCCAACTCTTTTGACAAGTCATACTCCATTATTGACCCGTCAATCATCTCGATTTTTAATTTTGATAAATCTATTGTTTTCATATCTTTACTTTTACAAAACCGTTTGAATCTCTATATAAATCTCCCACATTAATTGAGGCGCTTGACGTTGGTAGTCCATTCATAGTTATTGATAAATAACTTTGTCCATTGTTTACGTTGACTCTAAAATATTTATTAACATAGTTGAAGTCGCTAATATTAAGTATTCTTGCAGAATATTGTGCCGTAAAATTATTATCTAAATCATCACACGTGACCATGTTTGGCTGTAATATGGTTCTATTTATAATATCTCCATCCGAAAATGTTTCCATTCTTACTTCTGGGATATATGTATCATAAAATACTTTAAACTTAATTGATAACACCTCATTCCCGTCATCATTAATCATTTTAATCTTTCTGTCTGACGGATCAATTATTATTTTGTTACCACTGTCATTAGATTCAATCATTCCCGTAATTTCTGCTTCAGTAAACTTCACACTCCCATCGTGCCGTATTATTGCCTTAGCTGTACCACTAAGTGCATCATTATACGTACCGCCAGCAACAAGAAACGGCAAATCTTTATCCGTACCCTGTATCCCGCTGATCAGGCCTGTTACCTGCTGACTGTCTAACTCCCTGTATTCGGTTATTACCGTGCTGATTAGTCCGCCATCTACCCTTGTACCGAATTTGTCGGTTATAGCCTTACTTCTGTTTACCTCCGATACTACCCTATTATACCTTTGAGAATGTGTCTTGCCTCCAATAGTTTCTTTGTAAGTACCCATTGTGGCACTGTCATAGATGGTAGTCCAAGTAACGCCGTCAACAGAAATTTGAGTTTTAGTGCCGTAAAAAGTTCGTCCGTCTGTGTAATCGTGCCATATCTGAATGTAGTCTATGTCGTTATATACTTGGCCTAAATCTATCCGAATATAGTTTGAAGTAGCAGGGGTTGTGCCATCTATCTGCGCATACGTGTCTATATTATTATCTGTAGCATTTGCGGCAGGATAGCTTGCGTTGAATGTCCCGTTAGAGGTTGGTACTTTACCTTGTGCTACATTAGTACCATCTTTACGTATTACATTAATCTCTCTCCATACATTATTCGTGCTTAACGTGCTGCCTTGAATCCAATCTCTTACATAGCGAGCCTTCATGTAGCCATCTGCGGCTAATTGCGCTGCATCTATCTCGGCCTGCACGTCTTCGGGGGCTGGTGTCCAGTCGGTGGCTTTGTTGCCTTTCTCGAGCTTGATTAATTTAGCATAACTTAATAGTCCATCATTTGCGCCACCATAAATACTGACATAAGTATCATTTGCTGAATGGGAACCTGATTCGTTCTTCCAAGTAAATGTTCTGCTAAAATAAAACCATTCATCATACGGCCACGCATCATTTGTCCAAGAAAACAAAGAAACGTATCCCCCTGAATTATACGCCATTATTCGCTTTAATTTCCCTTCCGGAAACTTAAACCAACCTGAGAGCGTATAAGATTCACCTACTGTTGGCTTTTCGGTCAAACTGTAATTGGGCGACAAATAGTAAGTGCCTGACCGTTCATTCTTGGTGTTCAGTAATAAATTCCTCCCCCCAATCTGGAGATTATTTACAGCCTCCCATTCACTCGAAACAACATATCCTGTATAAACTGTAGAAGATGGATTCTTGTAAACTACTTTAACCCTTGACCAAATATATTGTCCTTGTTCCCAAGTCGGTTGCGTTGTGCTCCATCCGCTTGTCGGTTGAACCGTTTTCGATGTTGAAATGGCATACTCCTCTGTCACGCTCTCAATGCCTGTTCCAGTTGCACCTGTATCACCTTTTTTCGGTGTAATGTTTGCAGGAGTTGAATATGTAGGATTACCGCTTGAATAGGTTGTTTTTGTGCGAGTCCAGAGTTGTTCACCCTCTGCCAATGTCGGTGCGGTTGTAGTCCATCCTGTCGTTGGTGCTGTAGTCGGATTAGTATTTTTTGCAAACTCAACGTCTACTAAGGTTATTGAAACACCGTCAGCACCAGCCCTGCTTTTGCTTAGTGTAAGAACCTTGTCGATTGTTACACCGCCGTAAACAGCACGAAGCACTACCGTTGCGTTATCTGCGCTCATTGCGCTGACTGAATACGCCCCTGCGGATGTTATCGCTGCGGTACACCCCGTTTGACTTACCTTTGAGAATGTTATTCCAGAAGTTACTTTAGTCGTGCCGTTATACACCCAGAACTCACCGTTTGCGGGAGTAAACGATGAAACAACTCCTGCGCTGTTCGCTTGAAGCGTAACGCTTTCGTTCGTCAGAAGCCCTACAATTGCGTTCTGCCCCGCGTCTCCCTTTGCCCCCATTTTTCCAACCGAGTAGGAAGTTGATGTTGAGCTGTCTGTATATGTAATAACCGTTCTCGTCCAAAGATACTCATTTTCTGCAACAGACGGTATTGTCGAACTCCACGTTCCACCAGGTATGACAGTGCCTGATACGCTTGACTGATAAGTAATAACTGTTGAACTAATACCTCTACCAGAAGCACCGTCGGTTACGCGATAAATTGTAACTTTATCGGTTAATGAACCAAGTGTAGCAATAACCTCTACTCTTTTATAAGCAGCAAGCCATTGAGAATTAGTTAATGTCCTAATATTGCCACTGCCACCTAATGTTATTGGTGTATAAAGAAAGCCTTCATCATCATATGGCCAAGTCTGAAATGTTGCCGTCCCTGTTACGTTTTGAAGTTTAGCCTCAAAGGTTATTGTTTGTCCTGTTTGTGGTGTATTGTCTGGATTGCATTTCATCACTTGTGCAGAAGCAGACAGGTAGAGTAGTGGTGCACTTGCCCCTGTGTCTCCTTTCTGTCCAGTCCTTGCCTTTGAGAATGATTGTGTCTTGGTAATACTAAATGACGTACCTGCCTGCGTTTTACCACTTATGGTAAATGTTATAGTAGCATTGTCTAAGGTCATGTTCGACGCATTGCCAAACACGCACATTAGTCCGTTTTCGCTTTTTGTTCCTACGGTTATTCCTGTTGATGTTGCTGTTACATTAAA